TCTTAAATTTTACTTTTTTTAATAAGGGCGGGGGCGGTTAGCCCCCACCCTATTTACCTATTGAAAAAACCCCAAAACGATTAGCGTACAGGCGTTACGTTTTGTGCCAAATGTCCTCTACAAATAATAACCGCGCGGCTATTTGTTTCAATAGCTGCCATAGCGGTTTTGAGTTGTACTTGCAGAACATTTTGCTTAGAACCAACCAACACCCAACCGGGTTCTACTGGTGCAAAACCGGCTTCAGTCGCGTCATTTTGTGCGCGGAAAGTAGGTCCAGTAGTTGCATAGTAAGCATTAGTTGCTGATTGTTGCTGCGGCACATAGTAATGGCGGTAGCAATCCCAAGCTGGAACAATTTGTCTATTGTTCACGGTAAGTGATAACGTGGCATTATACCAGTTAAATAAACTTGTAGCCGTATTTGATGCACTAAAAATGGTCAAATCGGGGTAAGTGTTTAACTGATAATTTGTCGCGGTGCTTGAAGATGGTACGGCAAAAAAGATACCAATTTGGCTAACATAAAATGCATCTTGCAATGCCAACCGATTTTCGGTATTAAAGGCAGCAGCATTGTTAGCGGTAGTGTCATTTTGCAATACCGGGAATGTGAACAGCGTATTAGATGTAGAAAGCGATACTTCTAAGCGCAGATAGCTTTGAGAAAGTACGGCTTGTCCAAGCGAAAAACCGGCACGCTGAATACCTTCTTTCGCTTTTTCAAATGCAAGGCGTGAGCCAACGGCAGATGCCATAGTTGTAGTTGTTCGGTTCGTATCGCCCCGTCCCCGGCTTTAGTTAAAAAATATAGGTGTAAGCAGATGCCAGGTGTTTAGTCCTCATCATCGTACATATCGCCAGCAATAACGCTAAGGCTATCTCCAGCCATAACATCATCGTTACCGGCAATTACGCTAATGTTATCGGGGATCTCGCCAACAGACATTGGAAAGTCCATAACATCATCGGCAGCACCAAGTTGTGGAACAAGTTTACCAATAAGACCAGCACCACCCGCTGCAATCATTCCGTTGCCAATTGCTTTACCCATATCTCCTTTTACAAGGCGTGGGAAAAACAATCCAACGGCAAGAACTGCGGCATTTTTGATGCGCTCGTCACCAATCGGTAACATTTGAGCAACTTTTCTACCAATTACTGCACCGGCAACAATACCAAGTGTTGAACCGATTGCAGCTTTACCAACTGCACCCATCCGGCGACTACTTCTGCGGCGTCGGGTACTTTTTCTTCTTTTTGCCATTTGTTTTTTTTATTTCAAGTTAATACATCCAGTTTACCATAACAACTGGTCGGCGAACCAACCGGGTGTGTTTCTTATTTTTCTATCTTTTTGATGCCGCATCTTATACAATCTTCTTCTTCTTTCTGCCACTTCTCTGCCGTACAATTTGCGATAGGTCGGATAATCTAAATAACCCTTTGCACCAACACTTGTTATATAGTTTCCTTGTCTATCATACACATCAAGTTTTTTTCCCTTTCTTTTGCTTGCCCTTACAATAACATTCAATCTTCTTGCTTTGTCTTTTGTATATGGCAAGATTTTATACATACAAAGTTGTTAGTTCAAGTTCTTAAATTGTATCTTACCACTTTTCAATCCATCTTGTATTTCTTTCTTATTCATATTAAGAAACATATACAAATATTTACTTGTTGTTTTTGAATAGTTGTAATATACCGGGTCTAAATAAATTACTCCTTTGCTTACTTCGGCAATAATACTTTCATAGCTTTGAAAAACTATTTTATCGCCCATCTCAATAATAAATTGATTAGGCACTTTATTACCTTTTGATGATCTAAGGTTGACTACTTTCATAATTTAATAAGTTGTCCTCTTTTATTTAATGCATAACCAATACCACTAACTACCCGAATATTTACGTTATGACTTTTTGTGTCTTTATGAGTTCCAGTAAGCTTACCGGGTTTATCGGTCCGGTTCTTACGATATTCATAATAGTATTTTCTTTGTGCCGTTTTTCCAGCTTTACGCTTGCCCGGTGGTTTTGCTTTTCTCGCTTTATCTCTTTCTTTATCACTTGTACCGGTTTGGCGATTTGCTGCACCCAATTTCTTACCCTTACGCTGCTTTGAATAACTTATTGCAAATGCTTGCTTAACCGCCTCTGCTTGTGTTAGCCGGGGATTTTTCTTTCTTAGTTTTGCAGCCTCTTTTACAACTGCCTTAAATTTTGCTCTTGCTGCTTTTTGTTTTGCGGTCATTTTTTACTAATTAAGTATGCTACCACTACTCCACCAATAAGCAATGGTAAAAATTTTGGCAATTTGGTTGTTGTTACTGGTCCATCAGTTGAAGGCACACTTTTTTCAAATTCGTTTGCCAGTTCCAAATTTTGAGCCTCTTTAGCTGCTTTTGGTTCAAGTGCTTTCTTTGCCAATTCTTGTGCTTTTTGATTTGCTGCATCTTTAGCAATTTGTACCAATTCAGCCGGGTCAATTCCAATATCTTTTAGAACATTAGCCACTTTTACAAGTAGTGGTGCTGCGGCGGTCGCGGTTATTGCTACTGGTTCTGCGCCAATTATTGTATCATCGCCAAATATTCTTTTTTTCTTACTGCCGGTTTCCCACGCTTTTTTAAGAGCATCCAATACGCCTCCGGTGCTTTCCCAAAATGTGCGCACTTTTGTAGGTGCTTTAACCCAAGCCGCTGCAAGTTTATTTCCTAATCCGGCAAAGTTCAATTTTACAAGTAATAAAAAAGCATTGCGAACTGGTGCGGCAGCTACTTTAAGTACTACTTTAGTTCCTTTTTTCAATTGCTGGCTAAATGTTTTGCCGGCAGCTTTGCGGGCGGCTTGCAATTCGGTTGTAGCCGCTTTTTTCTGCGCAGTTGTCGCAGCCGCTTTTTTTGCTGCCTTTGCTTGCTTTATTGTTGTTTGTCCAACTCCACTAATTGAGTATAATGGCATTTGTCTATCTGTTTTATATGTATATGGTTTGTGGTAATCAAATTTGCTGATAACCGGGTCAATCCATATTTCTTTAGGCGTTCCGGGATCTATGACCACAAAAACGTGCTGCGGTATTTTATCACTTCTATATGATACGAACCGATAAGCAAATGGTATGCGCAAATTTTGCAAAATACCGCCCGCCCAGCTTGCATAATGTTTGCAATCGCCGTGTCCAGTTGCAAGTATTGATGCTGGCGATTTAACACTTTGCGATTGACCGCTTTCAATCCGATATACTACATTTTTTCTTAAAAAGTTGTATATTTTTTCAGCTACGGCACGTTTATTTGGTCCAGTAAAAAAAGAACTAATTTTTGAATATTCCGGCGCATAATTTTTATGTGCCGTGATAATCGCATCAATAATATCGCCGGTGCTTTGGTCCTCTACAAGAACCTTTGTTTGGTTCTTAAACGGACTTAGCCGACCCATTAAGACGCTTGCATTCATTACAGAGTTCTCGTTTCGTTAACTGGATAAGTCACTCCATCAATGTTTGCCGTGCCGGTAAAATTAACACTTACTTTTTGTTGCTTTTGCTTTAACAAATTGAACAAAAATTGACCAACGCCGGCAGCCGATGGTCTTGCACTAAGTTTAATTACGCTTTCACTATTTGGCTGAATGATTTGCTCGCCAAATGCGCTAAGATTAGCAATGTATTGACCATTTGCACTTACCTCGCCCGATACACTTCTTACAATTGCTCGCTGATTTGTAGGGTTTTGAATTGCCAGGTCAATCGTAATTGTTGGCGATGTAATACCACCACCAACGCGAACCCCCCTAAGTAAAAATGTTATTTTGCGGCTTAACTGGTAACGGCTTAAAAAGTAAAGCGCAGCCGCACCGCCAATAAGTAAAAATACATTTCGCATTACGCTTTGCCGGCGTTTTGCGCTTGCTTTGGTCTTTTGTCTTTATGAAAGTACGAAAATTTACTTTATACCAACCAATTATGTTTTCCACAATTTTAGGTATGCTAAATTTTCGCAGCCATCTGTGCATCTATGTAGAGATGCACACGAATGGCTGCGAATATACATAATTTTTCGCAAAAAATGTGAATATCTGCCAAATTTTTATCCACAAATCATAAAATCATCTGCTTACACCTACATTTTTTCTTTTTGTAAATAATAGGGCAAAAAAAACCCCAGCCGTGGAAACGACCGGGGGTTTACTTAACCAACCTGCTTATGAGAGTGCTAAATTAGCTGATTTTTGCCAAAATCGCTTTTAAGCCACTTACGGACCTCAAATTTGCCCGATTTTTGGTCGTATATGTTCATATACCACCCTCCGGACTTAGCGGCAAAATCGGCAAATTTTGCCAAATTTGTGATATTGCGGTATTTCCGGGGTCGGCGGTCCATCTTAGGACCAAAAAAAATCGTTGCCGAATAGCTTGTTTTGTTCATTTTGATTATATTTGCAAGGTAAGCAGATGACTGGCGGCTTGTCCGTAGGTCTTTTGTCCGCGCCGGTAGAGTTCACACTCCCGGCGCATTTTTTTTACTTAAAACGGCAAATCATCAACACTTTCATCCGTTTTTGTTCCGGTATGTGGTGCGATGGTTGTTTGGTGCGCTGGTTCACTTATTGGTTGCTGCACAACATCATTAAGCAATAAGCGCAAATAAGCCATACCACTTTTGCTTTTGTTAACCCAACCCGAAATGCGGTATTCTTTAGAATTTATGATCATAGTGCCGGTGTAATCGGGTTGACCATCTTTTGTTTTGTTGTTCTTAAACAACGCGCCGGAATTGTTCTTTTGATTATTCATAACATTAGTGTTCGGTTTCCGCCGTTCCCCGGTTAAGATTTTTTATTTTTTTTTATTGTTTCTTGTACTGGTTCGGTATAAGGTACTTGCTGCCACTTGCCGTTAAAATTCATTAAAGCAATCGGCTCAAAATCATCGCTACTTCGCAAATATTTTGGTTTCAAAATAAATTGACTTGTCTGCTTATTTTTTTCAATTAGTAAAGTGCTTTGTGCATAGCGGTCGGTGCTGCTGCCAAGATGCCCTAAAGTTTCGCCAGTTCCTTTTGATAGGTGTAATACTCCTAACATCAAAATGTTGTATTGCTTTGTAATCCTTTTAAACCATCCGGTTAATAGTTTGCTTTCAACTTCATCATTGATATTAAGACAAAGGTCCAGTAAGCCATCAATGCAAATGGCTGCACAATCCGGGTTAAGTTGCAAATACGTTTCAATCATTGCTTTTATTTCGCCCGGTCCATCTTCACGGAAATTATAGGCATCAAATCTTTGCGGTAAGTTGTTTACCATCGCAAAACTTTTTATCCGTTCAATACTTCGGTAAAAATCGTACGGACTGCTTTCCGTATCAAAATATGCAATCTTTTTACGCCCTACTGGTAACGCTAATTTTAAGCCAAATATATCTTGGAAATCCGGCACAATAGCGGATGCCAGTATTGCGCTTGCATAGGTGCTTTTTGATGCTTTGGGTAAGCCGGATAAAACAACGTAATTTGATAACGTACCAATGACCTTACCTTGAACAAGGAAAACAACTTCCTCGCTTTTCGGTAAGGTCAATGGGTCGTATCGCCGGTCCTTTAATAGGTCGGTGTAAGTTGTTAGGTCTTTTGCCATTTGTGAGATTACTCGCTTTCTATTGCAACCGCATCGGGTTTAATTGCATCCAGTTTTTCAATTAAATATTGCGCTGCCTTAATTGTAGTTTCAAATGGGTCAATATCTATTTCTTCGGACCTATGTAAATAATAGGGCATAAGAGATAAAGCAAAGTGTTCTAATTTAGATAATCCGGGTACTGGTGCAATTACTCTACCAAAATTATCTTGCGCGATTTGTGGCGGGAATGCTGGATTAAATTTACTGCTGCTCATTTTGTTGGTTTTTAAGGTTTATCAATTCGCGTTCTGCATTTTGTAAGTGGTCAATTCGGCGTACAAGTGCCTCAAGAAACAATTCAATCACATCAACATCTTCAAACATACAAGCAAGACCAGCAACCAATTTTTCGTGTGGTCCTTTAATGCTTTCGGTCAATCTTCCGTTTGTGTGAATTTTCATTGAAAATTCCGCGCTTTGTGTTTCATTTTGTCTTTTGTCCATTGTTTTAAGGTTTTTAAGTAAAAAAATAAATGAATAAGAAAATAGGTAAATGCAAATATTGGTATGCAAACAAATAAAAAGTAAAGCAATTCAAATATGAATTTTATCACTTTCATTTTCTTGCCAGTAAATTTTTGATTGTGCGCTGGTACTGGTCAATACTATCATCCAACATTTTTCGGGTTTCCCACTCTAAATTGAATGGAATAAGATTTTGGTCAAGTTCAATTCGTGTACCATCACGGAACGTAACCTCAATCTTTACATCAACATTGTATAAATGTTTGCGAACAAATTGCAGCGTAATTACTTTGCAATGTAGCTGCTTAACGTGAGATTGTAAATCTTCACACATACGGCTTGAATTTAGGTTGTAAGTAAATCTTTTGTCAATACTAAAGTAGTATAAAATAGTTGAAATAAAAAAGTCCCAATATTAAATGGGACTGAACGGACAACGTAATTTATTGAAAATCAGCTTAAAAAAAGTTCTTTTTCCAGCTTTCTGCGGCGTACTAAACCTGGCAATTTTACACCCTTTGCAAAGACCCAGCGGTCAAATTCTTTTGCCACCACTTGTTTATCTGCTTTACTATTAAGCAATCTAAGCATCGTACTTTGAGCAAACGCCGTTGGTCCTACGTTATACACAAAACTTGTAAGTGCATCTAATTGCCTTACGTTTATCGGTACTTTTACTCTTTTCTTTACGCTTTCACGGACCTTTGCCGTGTCTAATCTAAGCCAGCGCAGTGCAGTTGCTTTGTCTATTTTATCGCCCAGCTTAATACGCTGACCAGTATCGGGGTTTCTTATTGTACCATAACCGATCGTGGGAATGCCGGCGGGGTCAAGATAAGCATCCAGCTTTTCGCCCTCAAATTCTTTAATTATTGCCTCTGCTTTCACTCGCTTTGATAATAAAAGTAATAATGCTAACGCGCCAATAACAATATATTGTTTTTTCACAATCCAGTTTTGTCATAATCTTTAGCGGCGGCAAGTCCAAGACCGCTTAAAATAGCCGTTATACCCTCTGCTGGTTGTCCTTTAACAATCATTGCAATACCGGATAAAATAGCACTTAACCCAAATAAGGTCGTTTTCCAGTTTTTAGGTTTTTTTAGTTTCATTGCTTTGTTGTTTAATATAGTTAATTCCGTTGTAAAGTATTGTTGCGATACCCAATCCGATAAGAGTTGCCCGGTCTGCTTTACTTAGCTTGCTTTTACCGGCTGCATATATCATAAATGGACCGATAAAAAATACATCAGCTAATCTAACGGATTGCGGCTTCATCTTTTAAGAATTTAGCAACAAGCAAATTAACACTACTTTCAAGCCGTGTTAGGCGTTCAATAACATCCTTATGATCGCTGAACCTATCTTCAACGACCTTTATGCGATGATTAAGCACTCCATATACCGAACCGGCGGTAAAGATGATACTAATTATGATTAGTAGTGTCTGCTGCTCTATCATTTTCTTCTTTTGCTAATTCAGCAATTTTTAAGTTTATCTCTCTTAATTTTGCTTGCAAATATTCAATATTTGCCAATAAGTCGTAAGCGGTAGATTTTAGGTCTTTTAAGTCCATTTTTTTAAGGTATTAAGGTTAAATTTAATTGCGTACAAATATACTCATAAGCCGCTAAATTAACGTCGCCAGCTTGCCCCCACGCGGTATAGTCGTCGCCCGATATACTGGTATTACCTTGCGCCAGCGATTGCTTAGTTTCGCTACCATCGCTATCGGTAGTAACGCTGCTAATAACCCAGTAAAACTGCGCGTAATTGCTTAGGTTATCGTTTACGATAGACGCGTCAATAAAATTGCCGCTGCTTGCTTGTCCGTTAGTCCAGATTTGTACTGGCTGAATTGAATATCCCATATTAAGTTACTATTGCTAATTTGTAAAGAGTTCCGCCAACTTCTAATTCAATATATTGTGTTGCATCAAGTACAACGGCGGCGGCAACTCGTTGTCCAAATTTCCAATAAGCAGCAGTTCCGCCAACTGGTGTACTTGTTTTAAGTCCACTACTATCAATAATTAATTCAGTTGTTTCAGTTCCATTTTTATCACAAGTAATAAATAATCTTCCATCTTCACTACCGGCAGTATTATCAATAATTTGTGAATATATTGCAGTATAAGTATTAAATGCATTATTACTATTGTATAATTGACCAATAATGCCAATACTTGCAGTATTTGCACTAAAAGTTCGCCTATAAACAATTCCATTACCATCACCAGATGTAATTGTTGCTAAAATTGCAGGATTTGCAATTCCCCCAACACCATTTACATCAATACCCAATACAGAAGTTCCGCCGATTGTTGCCGTACTACCAATTAATGCAGTACCATTAACAACTAATTTTTGCCCCGTGTCTGTTGTAGTGCCGATTAGGAAATTTCCACCGCTTGTAATTCTTGCCCTTTCAATTTGGTTACCAGTTTGGAAAGATATGTAACCACTTGTGAAACTGGTACACATATTAAAATAATCAGAAGTAGAACGAAAATCAAAAAACGCATTATTTGATGAACCACTTGTTTGAAAATTTATATAACAACTTGCGCCACTTGTTGATTTTATTGATAAAGCACTTCTTGCGGTTGTATTTTCAATTATTGCACCTTGACCATCAGTTGTTGAAAAAACCGTTAATGCTTGTGTTGGTGTTCCACCAACACCAAAATTGCCTCCATTTTTATTAAATACTATATTTCCATTAGCGGTTACCGCATTTGTAAATGCTTGCATTTCAAAATTTGCGGTATTTGAATTTGCTGAAAAACTACCTTTAATTGCTGCACCAGTTGTTGAATTATTATATCCTGTTGTATAAAATCTAAATAAATCAAATGTGTTTGATGGTGTTACTAATTGAAAAGGTATTGTATTATCATTGCCACCCATTAATAATCCAGGGTCATCGTATCTTGTTCCTAATGTAGCTCTAATTAAATATGTGCCAAATCTAATTGCACCACTTGTTTCAGTTTGTTCAGAAAATGCACTTGTTGTTAATCCAATTAAAACTCTTCCACTTGCCGTTGCAAAATATGCATTATTCGTAAACCTACCCGAACCATCAACATCAAATGTGTATGCTGGCTGGTCGGCAAGTGAACTATATTGATAATTGATACCAACATATCGGCTTTGTTGGTCAATTGAAATAACTTCTTTTAGACCTTGTACATCATATATTGAAAATCGGCGATAATCAGCACTTGCATTCCAATTGTAACCCATTTCATATTGAGCCACACCAGCACTTAAAAATTGTTGCAATATTGATGGTGTTGCACCGGTTCCATTAAGTTGAAAACCTACATCGGCGGTACTATGTACATCAAGTGCCGCACCTGGTGTTGCCGTTCTTACTCCAATACTATTAGGTGAATTAACAATAATATTTGTGTTAAATGTACTATTGTCATAATCTATAATTAATACATCTTTTGCAGTTCCACTCCAAGTATTATTGTGAAAAAATCTATATCGTTGACCATTAATTGAAATTGGTTCGGCATTATCGCCAAGTTCCAAAATCATTTCGGAAACATCACTACTTATTGTATTACCATAAATACGCCAATAATCATTGGTCGCCATTACTTGTTTTATACCATAATTAGTTCCACTAATTATATTATTTCCCGGTAAATTTATTTCCGCATTTGAAACATTAATTGCATTTGTTCCTTGTGTTAAATAACTACTATCACCAATACTATTTGTACCGGTAAAAATTGTAAATGTGTTTGCGGTACCACTTCCAGTAATTGTACTTGAACCCGGACCGCCTATCAAATCCCAAGTTGTGCCGTTGTCGCGGTATATCTCAAAAGTATCCGTACTAACGAACAACCGACCTCTTTGTCCAGCGGCGGGGCGATTAGCAAACGTATTGCTATTGATAGATGGACTTCCAAGCTGGTTTAATATGTTAAAATCAACAAACATTATATATATCGCTTAAATAGTATTGTTAAAGCATTAGTGCCAGTACCGCTAAAATTAAAGTAATAAACCTTTACATTAACCTCATTTTCATTTCCAGTAATATTTAGCGATTGATTAGGTGTTAACAATAACCCATCAATAGTAACATTACTTGTACCAGTATTTACAAAAATTAAACTATTGCAATTCGTATCAGTAGAACTGCTTTGAGTAAAAGTTTTTGTCTCTGTTATATATTTTCTGCAAGTCATTTGCAAGCGTTTATATCTTGTTTATATAGGTCTTTGAATGTAGTTGTGTCCGGCGTAAAAGTTGTTTGGTCAATTGCATCGGCAACTAATGTTCTTGCGGTATTTGATGCATCCGATACTGGCGATGGCAAAAGTGGTTTACCATCTTTTTTTCTTTTCATCCAATACCAATATGCTGCTGCCGCAATTGCTATGTATATCCAAGTATTTTTTTTCATCGTTTATATTTTAGCAAAGTACACTATCATCATCTATACCACGAAAAAAAGCGGGTTTTACAAGTGCTTGTGTAACTGCTTTTGCTTGACTTGTTTTTATACCTTTTGCTTTTGCTCTTTTTATTGCAAGTGCTTGCGCTTGTTTTGCTCTTTTTTGTTGTGCGCTTTTACTGAATACATTTTTTACAACATCGGTTGCTTTGTCCAATAGTGATGGACCAGCGGCAAATTCTGCCTCTGTAATTGTTTCAGTAGGTCCAGCCTCAACAGATACTTTTTTTCTTTTTCTCATTGATAGCAATAAAATCGCTGCGCCGGCAATAAGAATTAGGGGTAACGCTTTTTTCATTTTTTTGTTTGTTTAATTATGTAACCAGTTGCCCACACCGCCGCAATACCAATTGTAAGATATTTTGCAAAATTTGCAAATTTACCAAAACCAGCAAATACCTTATCTAATGTTGTCTGCTCTGCTGCTTGCGCCTCTTTTTGTTCTTCTTCTATTGTCTTAATACCAGCCTCTTTTAAGCCTTGCTTACCAAGTGAAATTGATTGTGTTTTGATAGCATAATACTGACCATCTTTACCAAAAAAAGTAAGATAATCATCTTTTCTTGCTGCATATTTTATTCCATACATATTTGTGTATGCTGGTCCTTTAGTAAGATATGCATCAATTTTCATTTGATAACCTACCGGCAGCATATTGCTAACCGGTTTTGCTTTATCGCCCAAAGTATTAACATCACTTACCCGGTAAAATGGTACTTGCTTTTTTAGCTTTATACTTTTACCGACTAATTGATTTACTCTTATATCTGCCATATTACTTTCTTAACATTGATAGTAAAAAATCAATCTGCTTTTGATCCATAGATGCCAACTTAGCCAAGTCATCGGGCGTTACTCCTTTGCTTAATAATGTATCAACAATATGCTGCACATCATCAGTTGTATGTGTGCCGGCTAATTGCTGAACTGGCTGCTTATTAAACATACCCATCATTGACAAAACTGCGGTAGTAACTGGACTGGTCATAATTCCGTGTATTTGATTTACCAATTTTTCAACCCTTTGCTGCCCGGCAAGTATTCCATCATCTTCGGGTTCTGCAAGCTCATCTTCCTCTTCTTTAAGTTCTGCCATACGTTCTGCACGCTGCGCCCTTAATTCATTAAGAATTTCATTGATGGCTTGATTTTGTCCGTAAGGTTGCATACCATATCCACCCATAATTGGTGCATTATCCAATTTTGGGTTAGGCGTAAATACTTTTGAGTAAACTGGTACAAATTCTTTTTTTACCATATTACCCAATAGCAATACATAATTTTCGGTATCATCACTTTGTTTGCTGGCAAGTTCATCGGTTAGCTTTCTAAGTCCAGTATCTTTATCAGTACCATAATAAATTGCATCACGATTTTTACTACCACTTACGGCAAAGCGATGTATTTCCCAAGCGGGTTCATCTTGCTCATTGTAATAGTTCAATACTTCTTGCGAAGTACGGAATTGTGCTTTTGCAGCCATAACTTAAATATAATATACACCAAAGTTAAGAGAGATGTCCGTTGTGTTTCCCGGCGCACTTGCGATTTGCACATAGCTTTTATCCCACGTTACTTTTGGTCCACCTTGAAATTCAAATAATGCACGATTAAATGGCGTAGTTGCGCTGGTCGTGGCTTGAATACGAACAAGCGAAATAAGCGGAATGCGATACAAATCTTGTCTTTCGTTTGCATAAAGTACCAAAAAACTTTTTTGCAAAATTGCAGCGGTACTATTTGCCACGTTGTTAGGCGATACAGTTAATGTATCAACGCCATACGTTTCCATTGCAAGCAATGCCGTGTAACGCAATTTTGGCAAATCGGGGAAATTCCATAATGTCTGCGATTGACCAGTTGTAGCTACTCCGGGTACTAAGATGGAAACGAACTCAAATTTTGCGGCTTTGAATGCCATTGTCTTAAATTTTACTTTTTTTAATAAGGGCGGGGGCGGTTAGCCCCCACCCTATTTACCTATTGAAAAAACCCCAAAACGATTAGCGTACAGGCGTTACGTTTTGTGCCAAATGTCCTCTACAAATAA